TGGCCACAGCAGAAGCTCGCTACCGCGCCCTCCAGCCGGATCGAGACAACTACCTCAGCAGGGCGCGGTCATCGTCACGGTTGACGGTGCCGTACCTGATCCCCTCCAGCAACGAGCCGGTGCGGGAGAACAACGAAACCTTTGTGCTGCCGTGGAATGGCATCGGTGCCAGGGGTGTTCACAACCTGGCCAGCCGGTTGCTGCTGGCCCTGCTGCCGCCTACTGAATCCTTCTTCCGCTTCACGGTGGATGAAGTGGCGATGCAGAAGCAAGAGATGCAGATGGCCAAGCAGGGGATGGCTGAGGACCAGATTGCTCAGATGAAGTCTGAGATCGAGTTGGCCCTGAACCGTCTCGAGCTGTCAGTGCTGCGCAGCATCGAGACCAGCAATGACCGGGTGGCGGTTCATGAAGCCCTGGTGCACCTGATCGTTGCTGGCAACTGCCTGCTCTACGTGAGTGAGGAGGGCCTGAAGTGCTTCCACCTGAACCGCTACACCCTGCTGCGGGACCCGATGGGCAACCCGGTTGAGGCGGTGGTGTGCGAGGAGATCAGCTATGAGGCGCTGCCTGATTCCATCCGCAAGGTGATGGAAGAGGAGGACCAGGAGCTCAAGGGCATCATCGACGGTGAAGTGCCGATCCCTCGTTACGACAAGGCAGTCCGCATCTACACCCACATCGTCTGGGAAGGGAAGAAGGTCCGCTGGCACCAGGAGATCAAGGGCAAGGAGATCGAGGGCACACACGGCACTGCATCAGCTGAGGCATCGCCCTGGCTGCCGCTGCGCATGATCCGCGTGGATGGCAGCAGCTATGGCCCTGGCTACGTGGAGTCGGCTTGCATCGCTGACCTGCAGACCGCTGAAGCGCTCAGTCAGGCCATGGCCGAGGGTGCGCTGGTGTCGGCCCAGGTGAAGCACTTGGTCAAGCCAAGTGGTGTCACCAATGCCAAGCAGCTGGCTGAAGCACCGAACGGTGCCTACCTGCCCGGAAACCCGGATGATGTCTTCACCATCCAGACCCAGAAGGGTGGCGACCTGAACGTGGCGATGTCCGCTCTGCAGCGGATTGAGGCGCGTCTGGCCCAAGCCTTCATGCTCGCTGACATGCGTGATGCTGAGCGTGTCACGGCCGAGGAGGTCAGGCTTCAGGCCCTGCAGCTGGAGAACAGCTTGGGTTCGATCTATGCCGTGTTGACGGTCGAGTTCCAGAGCAAGTACATCGCCCGCAAGCTCGAGCTGTTCACCCGCAGCGGTGGGATGACCCAGCTGCCGGAGGGTCTGGTGAAGCCGATGGTCAGCGTTGGTCTGGCTGCTGTTGGCCGCGGCAACGACCTGGAGAAGACTGCTCGTTTCATGCAGATCTTGCAGCAGACGATCGGCCCTGAAGGGTTGGCGCAGTACGTGATCCCAACCGAGCTGATCCGCCGCCTGGCCAGCTCGATGGGCATCAGCCCGTTGGGCCTGGTGAAGACCGAGCAGCAGCTTGCTGCAGAAGCGCAGCAGGCCCAGCAGCAAGCGATGGCCCAGCAAGCCATGGCAGCTGGGATGGCTGACCCTCAGAAGTTGGCCAATGCTGCCGCCACCTCTCAGCAGATGGCGATGGCACAACAGCAACCCACCGACCAACCACCTGAGCAGGCCACTGCATGACGAAGGTTTTCAATGCCTTGGAGTTGACACCCAGCGATGACCTGGAGTTCTTTGTTCATTGGTTCTTGCAGCAGAAGACACCCCTCTTCTATGGCCCATTGTCTGGCTTCAGCTTTGCTGATGGCGTAAGGGGGGTTTGCCTGTTCCGCCAGGGTGCCATGCAGGTTGAGATGTTTATGCTGACGCCCAACTGTGAAGTGCCAGATCACATCCATCCGAATGTGGACAGCATTGAGGTAGCAGGCTGGGGGATGCAGTTCCGTCATTCGGGTGACATTGTTCTCCCGTTTGAGATGATGGAACCAGGGCGCGGCTGGGGGATCAGAGTATGCCCAGGTGATTGGCATGGCGGCACCGCATCATCCAGCGGTGGCTGCTTCTTCTCTTTCCAGAAGTGGCTGAATGGTGTCCCCCCAACCAGCGTGGGGAACGATTGGACTGGGGCCACCGTTGGCCCAGAACACAATGGGCACGTCACAACTGGTGACGCTGCACAACAACCCACTGAAGCAACCACCGTATGACCAGCGACCAAGGGATCGTTCTCAGTCAACCCGAAGCCGAAGCAACGGGGATGGTGGCTCCTGGCCAGGAGTCACTGCTTGATGAGTTTGTTGCCGAGCAGGAACAGGAAGAACAGCAGCGGATCCTTGGCAAGTTCAACTCACCCGAGGAGTTGGCCAAGGCCTACCAGGAGCTGGAGAAAAAGCTGGGCCAGGGGTCCCGCCCCGACCCGGCGGCTGAAGACGCTTCTCCAACCCAGGGTTACACAGCTGAGCAGGCTGTCGAGACCTACGGGGAAGCAGCGTTTGAGGCCTTGTCTGGCAAGGGGCTGGATCTCCCTGACCTGATGTGGAAGGTCGATAAGGGTGAGGACATCAGCGAGCACTACGACGCCCTGGCCGAGGCGCTGGGGTTCCCCCGTCAGTTGGTGGAGGCCTATGTCACCAAGACTCAAGCTCCTCCTGCTGCAGCAGCTGATAGCCCTGTTCTGTCTGCCGCAGATGCCACTGAGCTCAAGGCCATGGTTGGTGGCGATGAGGGATTCCAGCAGCTGAGTGCCTGGGCGCAGCAGAACCTCGAGCCTGCTGAGCTGGCTGATTACAACGCCGTGGTGGACAGTGGCAACAAGCAAGCGATCAGCTGGGCGCTCAAGGCCATCCAGGCCAAGGCATCAACCACGGCAGCACCAGCTGAACCGAGGCTGATCAGTGGTGGGCGGCCACCTGCAGTGGAAAAGTTTGAGTCGAAGCAGCAGGTGCTCGATGCGATGAGCAAGCGCAACGACAAGGGGCAGAAGCTCTACGACGTGGATGACGCCTACCGGCAGAAGGTCCGTGAACTCCTCGCCAGGAGTGATGTGTTCTAGTACCTTCAGAGCAGGGAATACTCCTCACCCCTGCAACTGACGGGCCCCTGCGGGGATAACCCGAGCTGGTGAAGGCGGAAGTGAGACCCGATCACTTCTCTTTACAGACTCATGGCTACACCTCCTGATGCAGCTCTGCAGCGGATCGGCCAGATTAAGGGCGATGCCGCAACGTGGGGCCCCGGTGCTGCTGGTCTTGACAAGGACCGTGCACTGTTCCTGAAGCTGGGTGCTGCTGAAGTGCTCACTGCTTTTGAAGAGGCTTGCATCTTCAAGGGCAAGACCCGCGAGCGGAACATCCGCGGTGGCAAGAGCGTTGCCTTCCCGATCACGGGCAAGATGGCAGCTCGTTACCACAAGCCGGGCACACCGATTCTGGGCGAGGGCAATGATCCTTCGGACCTGAACGAGCGTGTGATCAACCTCGATGCTCTGATGATCGCTGATGCGGCCATCCCTGACATCGACGAGCTGATGGCGTACTACGACGTGCGTTCCATCTACACCACTGAGCTCGGCCGTGCTCTGGCCTATGAGTACGACAAGCGCGTGGCTCGGATGATCTACGCCGCTGCTGCCACCACCACTGAGCCCCTGGCCAAGGACGGCACCGCCAAGCCCAAGGGCCCTGCCAACAACACTGGCCGGGTTGGTAAGACCATCACTCTGGGCACCGGTTACACCGGGGCTGGCGCCACCCGTCAGGCCAAGGGCGATGCCCTGGTGGAGGCGATCTTCGACGCAAGGATCAACCTTGAGAAGAAGGACGTTGGCATTGATGGCGTTGTGGCTGTCTTCACTCCTGAGGACTACTACGCGATCACGATGTCCAGCCGTGCCATCAACACCGACTTCAACGGTGCCAATGGTTCCAACGGCACCATCGCTGATGGTCGCACCATGCGCGTGGCTGGCATCCCCATCTACGCCAGCAACCACCTGCAGCAGCCTGCTTACACCCTTGTGGCCGGTGACTACAACTCCGACTACGCCCAGGATCTGAGCAAGTGCCACGGCCTTGTCTTCAACAAGGATGCAGTTGGCGTGCTGACTCTGATGAGCCCTTCGCTGCAGGCCACCAGCGGCGACTGGAACATCGAGTACCAGGCCACCTTGCTTGTGGCTCGCCAAGCCATCGGCATGGGCGTGCTGCGTGCTGAGTCGGCTGTGGCTCTTGTCACTGCCTGATCCAGACTGCTTCTGGAATGTTCGGGGGCTGGCTACGGCTGGCCCCTTTTTTTGTGCCATCTACCATGAGGCTTGCACCTGTGCACTGGTCTGATGGGCCTGTCGAACCAAGGCAAGACGCCTGGCAGGACCACCCTGCTGGAAGCGGTGAACACGCTGCTCGAGAACATCGGAGAGCAGCCCGTTGACCAGCTGGACAATCAGCAGGTTCAGGATGCTCGCGTGGCTGAGCGGACGATCCTTGAGTTCCACCGTGAGGGTCAGGTCCGTGGGTGGAGCTGGAACCGTGAGGAGGCGTACCCGTTTGAGCGGGACACGGCAACCGGTGAAGTGGTGGTGCCGGCCAACGTGGTGAACTTCACGGTGAACCCGTACCAGTGGGATGGGCGGTTCATCGTCAGGGGTCAGCGGGTGTATGACCTGTGGGAACGCAGCTACAAGATCGACCCCACGGTCTGCCCCATCCAGGCTGATGTGGTTTGGCTGCTGCAGTGGGACGAGTCACCGGAGGCGTTCAACCGCTGGACGACGATCCGTGCTGCACGGGTGTTCGCTGCCCGTGTGCTGGGTGATCGAGCTGCGGTGCAGTACACGGCACTGGATGAGCAGTCGGCGCTGACCGAGCTGATGCGTGTTGAGCTGGACCAGGCCAAGCCAAACAGCCTGACCGGTGGCCCCAGCCTCAGGCCGTTCCCCACCTACGTGGCTGGTCGCGGTCTGCTGCGTGGCACGTTTGGAGGCAGGGTCATTGGCTGATCTGGTCTCTTACACGATCCCCTCATTGATCCAGGGGGTCAGCCAGCAGCCGGATGCACAGCGTGATCCCACCCAGGCTGAGATCCAGGTCAATGCGGTCTCTTCGATCGCTGAGGGTCTGAGGAAGCGGGACAGCACGCACACGCTGGCCAGGGTGAGTGCCACACCGTTTGGTGATGCGTTCATCCACACGATCCTGCGGGACAACACCGAGGAGTACCTGGCGGTCATCACCAAGACCGGCATCAGGGTGTTTGACCTGCAGGGCGGCGAGAAGACCGTGAACGCCCCTGGTGGCTACGGCTATCTGGCCAGCGTGACGGATGCACGTCAGCAGGTCAGGGCGCAGTCGATCGCGGACTACACCTTCATCCTCAACACCAATACAGCAGTGGCGATGAACCCTGCTGTGGCACCAGTGACGGCCAGGCCCACGGTGCATGAGGCGCTGGTGTGGGTGAAGGCTGCCAACTATGGGCAGGAGTACAAGGTCAACGTCAACGGCACTGAAGCCAAGGTGACAACCGCTGTGGCCCCAGTGGTGAGCAGCGGCACCACCGTGACTGAGAACCGGATCAGCAGTGCTGAGATTGCTCAGAAGCTGGCGGATGGCCTGACCAGCGTGACAGGTGTGACC